GTATTTTCACTTGTATAAGTAATATATAAGAAACCATCTTTATCCTTTTTAGATTCATATACACTACCTACAATTTCTGAACTTGATGAGAGTGAACCATTAATCGTTATAAAAATGGATTCAGATGAATCCAATCTAATTCTCTTTCGAATGATATAAGTAAACTGCCCCATGGTCATATCTTTGGGAACTAAATATTTGGATTTATCGATATCATCCAACTTACATGTATGGTGTCTCTCAACGATGATAGGGATTCTATCAGGGTATTTACTCAATACACCCATAGATTCAGCGTATCTTTTTTCAAAATTATTTTTTTTTCTAAAACTAGTTTCCATTTTTATTATTCACAATATTTTATTTAAAGGTTTTTAATAATAGAATAGAATATAATATGAAACTTGTAAGGGTGAATAAAGATGGAAGCATGCATGATATTGATTTAATCCTTAAGAAGAAGACATTAATGAATCAACTTAATAAAAAATCATTGTCAAAAGGACACGGTCAATTATGTGAATTATATAAATGGTGTTATGATAATAAAAATATTATTTGTTATGGGTGGTTTGACGGAGACGCAGGTTTTGAAAATAAACACGATTTAATACCAAATGGGAATTCATCTTTCTTAGAGGAAGATTCTTCTGAAAAACTACTATTCGGGGATTTATTTTTAGTATGTTTTAATGAGAAAGATAAAATAATAGATTATTGTGTTTCTGATTATGCCGAGTATTATAGTATAGTAAATGATGGTTTTGATAGTTGTTCAGAAAATGATTTCACGGATGATGATGATACAGATACAGATACAGATACAGATACAGAAGGTATGAAAGAAAACGATTTAAATAAATTCATTGTAGATACAAAAGATTCAGATGATTCAGATGAATATATTGGAGATGAAGAATTGGAAGAAGATTCAAATGATTATTAATAAATTTGAATTTATTTAAACATTTTTTTAAATAAATAAATAAATAAATAAATATTATGGAAAAATTTTCAAATAACAATGATAAAATACGTGAGAAATATGTCTTTCATTTTGATAAAGTTATTGATGATTATTCATTATCAAGACAAATAGAACAAAGTATCTATAATTATATCATATCTTTCTCAAGAGAAAAAAATATTCAAAGGAATTGGAGTAATAAGGTATTTCATAAATTATATGTTTCAAAGATTATGTCCGTATACCTAAATTTAAATAAAAATAGTTACATCCAAAATGAAAACTTTCTAAATAAAATAAAAAATAAAGAAATAAAACCAGAAGATATTGGAAACTTGAGTGTTTATGATATATATCCTGAGAATTGGAAAGATCTTATGAATCTTAAGTCAAAAAGAGATAAAATTAGATATGAATTAAAACCGGAGGCCATGACTTCATTATTTAAATGTAGAAAATGTAAAAGTAGAGAGACTTCTTATTATGAGGTTCAAACAAGGTCAGCAGACGAACCTATGACGCAATTTATCACATGTTTAAGTTGTAGTAATCGTTGGAGACAATAATATTGTTCTAATACATTCCAATACCATTATTATTGACAACATTTGTGCTGCATTTACCCGTTGTACAAACTTGTTGGACTTTAGGTGGGGAAATAGTTTTGGAGCCATCACACGTTTCACAACCATAGTATTGGATATTATTTGAATTAATATTATCCATAATTTGATCGGCATATCTAGTTAGATAAGTTCTATATTGCCAACTGGTCATATCTTTTTGAATTGCTAAATTATGAGCACAATTTGGAGAATAATCTGTTATGAAACGACCATCAGACATTCGAGCTGGAAAATCAGACTTCATATTATCAGGAACTTTTGACATTTATATTACTAATTATATTTTTTTTTTAAAGCAAAACACAATTCTATTTTTCGGTTTCTTTAATCCTTTCAATTAATTTGGTTTTGTTCCCTGAAATAGGTAAATTCAAAGACTTACATTTTTCCTTTAACTCATTTACTGAGTAATTATCCAACCCTTTACCAACATCTTCACCATTCCCTTCATCATTCCCTTCATCATTTATCTCATTGATATCTAAATATTTTTCTTTTAATTCTTCAGTGATATCTACAATATCTTCTAAATCGTTTCCATCTTCTAAACCGTTTCCATCTTCTAAATCGTTTCCATCTTTTCTTTCACTTTCATCTGAATACTCGGATCTTTCGTCCAATTCTTCTGACCGCCCATCAGTATTATCAGACCTTTCATCCGAGTATTCAGATCTCTCATCCGAATTACTTGATTTATCATCAGAATACTCAGACTTTTGATCGTTCTCAAGATCTATTTCTTTTCCTAATCCTTGTTCTTTCTCCAATCCTTGTTCTTTCCCTAATCCTTGTTCTTTGCCTAATCCCTGTTGATTTATTTGTTGTTGCCGTTGTCTTAAAAAATGCTGCTGTTCCATCATTTGTTGATGGTTCATCACCCTTTGTTGTGGAATCGGGGGAGGATTCTGCATGTTTCTAGAATCTTCCTTACTATCATTCGCAATTAGTTCATCCACTTTTTTGCTTAAAAGGTCTATTTTTAACATGATTTTCTTATATTCTAGATAAGCCAGGACACATAAAGAAATGATGATTACGACTAAAATGATCATTGGGAGATTCGATTGAACTTGTAATTCTTGTTGAACCATTATTATTTAATTTAAAAAAAATAATATTTTTTGTTTTTTAACTTAAAATATTATATTAGTAATAATTAAATGGATAGTATTTATGAGATAATTCTTGATGTTGACGATGATATAATTAATATGATTTATGATATCATAAGAATAGTTACGTTACAAGTTGTTACACAATCCTTATTTTGTATGAGTAATAAGGAAATATCATTCTTTAATATACACTTCCTTCAAACATTATTATTCCTATGTATAAGTATTGCCTTTTATTGGTTAATTGTTAAAAAGATTTTAAAAATTTTAAAGATTAAAGAAAAAAAGGAGAATGAATCATAAAAATAATTTAAAGAATATTTTGAGTAGTATTAAAAAGAGATCCTTTTCAGAATGAATAATGAAGAACCTGAAAAAAAAGTTGCTAAGAAAAGAGGAAGAAAACCAAAAAAGAAAGAAACCATTATTGAAAATCCAAAATTTAGTAATGAGGACATGGTTGAAAACTTAATCATTAAAATAGATAAATCTGATAATGAAACCATTAATATTGATGCTTTTGATAATTATGAAAATTGTTTAAATCATATCAATGAAGAGGGTTGTCATAAAAGTGAATTATGTTGGAATTGTTGTCATAGTTTTCATAGCATCATACATGGTATCCCTTTAAAGTATGTTGATGATATATTTTATATATACGGTGATTTTTGTTCATTAGAATGTGGTATGAGGTTTGCTTATGAAAATTTCCAAGAAAATAAATGGGAAATATATTCATTAATTAATCTTTATCATAAAAAAATATTGAAAGATGATAATAAATTAAATATTCCACTATCAAAATTATCTCTCAAAATTTTTGGAGGTAGTTTAACAATAGATGAATATCGTAAAAACTTTAATAAAGTAGGTCTACATGAATTAATTATGCCTCATATTATTCCTATTAATCATGAATTAGAAACATACGAAAATAAAATCATTAGTACCCAAGATTTAAAATTATATCGTAAGAAACCTTTAAAAAATGACAAACAAAAAATAACTAAAATCCTTGATAAATAGATTACGTTAAAAATAAATCTGGATGGAATTCATTATGATTATTTCTTTGATAGGTTCATTATTAATAAACTCCTTCAGAATTATATTCAAACCTTCATCTGTAATTATTCTTTCGGGTGGAATCAATGGAATATCATTAAACTTAAGATTTATCTTTAGAATTCTTAAATAAATAAAACGATATAAATTCTTCAATTGATAACTTTCCAAGGTATTTATTAGATTATAATATACATCACAATACTCATTGAATAAGAAATCATAATTATATTCATATTTTTTTTTTGATTTACGAATACTTAAAGGATGTATGTTGTATATGCTCTCCATTAAAAATAATAGATACCCATTAAAAAAATAATTTATCCAAACTTAAAAATATTCGTGATTATGATTATCATTATCATTGGGTAAAGGGAAATCTAAGATAATCTGTTTATTGAAAGTATTCGGTTCTTTTCTCCATTTTTCATTATATCTCAATGAAAAATTATATAACAATAAATACCCCTGTTTATATAAATCTTTAATAAGGTTTGATAGATCTTTTGAATAATCATAATTATTATATTTTATTCCATCAAGTAGATTTTTTTCTTCTGAAGAGATAATCATTCCTTGAAATGAATTTACAGATTTTTTCAAATATATTTCTGCTTTATCGAAATATTGACTATAATTAAATAAATCCTTATGTTCTAATTCCTTTATTTGTTTCATAAAAAGTTTCCAATAATGTAATCCTTCGCGATAGTTCTGTTTATTATTTTTCCTATATTTTTTAAGACCCTTCAATACTTGTTCTATATCTAAATTATAATCTTTATAAAACTTCTTTGGATCATTTTTATTTTCAATCATGTCCTTTGTTTTTTCCTTAAAGTCTTTATAATATTCTTTGAAAAAATAAAGGATCACAAGAATAATAACAATAATTTTTAAATCAAAGTTTTGTAATAGTAAGTATATTATTATAATAGAACCAATGATTATCAATATTTCCTTATTTATTAAATCAAACATCACTACTTATACTAAAGAAATATAATATAAATGAAATAACTACCAGTATGATCCCCAAATAAATAATATTATCTTTTTCACGAGCATATAATCCAAAGGCTGTTAAATATTTCATCATCGTATTCTTCTTTTCATCTTCTTCTAGTAATTCAACATCATACAGCTTACTTGAATAATCACTTAGAAAATGATCTAGGAAATAAATTGTATTATGAATTATCTTATTTAATGATAAATCAAATATATTCTCTTTCTTTTCTTTATCTAGATCTGTTTGATATAATTTATCATAAATTAAATTTATTTCATGGTTAGATAGTTCATTCGAATACTTATCTAATCCGCCAGCTACCTGCGATCTACTATCAACGTTTGTATTGTATTCCATTATTATTTTAATAATATTTTTATTATTAAATATAACTTATTAAATGAACATTTCCTAAAAACATTCTACGACAGCAATATTTATGTAGTCCTAATTCATCCATGACCTCTCCTTCAACCGATTTCTTAATACTTCCATCCTCGGTGATATTGATATATTCAATATCTAATTCAGATTCAATATTTTCTTTTGAATCGTTCTTTTTCTCCATCAATATTTTCACAAAAGGATTCCATTTATCTCCAATAACATTTCCACAAGTAAAACATCTAATTGGAATCAACATCTCTTATTATTTATTATATAAAAATAATTTTAAATTATAATTCAAATTTATTATAATGTAATAGATCTGATTATTTAAAATATTATTTAAAAATCTAAGAATTATTAGATGTATATACCAGCATACTTTAAAATGTATCAAATGGTCCAAACACAGAATAAAAATATAGATAAAAAAATAATTTTGGAACCTCTATCAACCATAATACGTTTAATTATCTTTATTTATAAAGAAAAAGGTACAAAAATTTCTATCTATAACAATGCAATTTATTACAATGAACCAAATTATTTTCAAGGGATCATAAGGAATTTTAATGGTGATAAGAGGGAAGACTTACATAATATTTATTATCCGATACTTAAATCTTTTGAATGGTATGATTATCATGATCCAATTTATAAATATTTTTATGAAAAATGTATTGATGGTTTAAGAGTATTATCAGAATGTTATGATAAAGATAGTATTATACACCATACATTAACTCACTATATATCAACATTACAAGATGTTTTAAATGGTAAGAAGATAAATTTGGATGATGGTGTAAAACAATCTCCATTATTAGATGATTTTAAAATATTATGGAAAAGAGAAGAATTAGAAATAGTTTACAGAACATTATCATTATTAGAATTATCTAGAGATGATGAAAGACCAACATTTTTAAAAACAATAGATGATATCGTGACGATGAAAGAAAAAAGAGTTAAAGAATATATTGATAAATTTAGCACATCTTATAATTAACTTATCCCAATGTTGGAAAATCATCTACGGAATCTATATTAAAACCAATACTTTTTTCCTTATTTAATTCATATGTCCGTTCACCCTGAGACTTCATAGTCTTAACATGCTTAAACTTACTCGTGTATTTTTTGTGATCATAGTCTTCAACAACATGAAATGATGCCTCTACGGTTCTTCCTTCTAATCCATAACGATCAAATGTATAATTATCCAACGGTCGGGGCAGTATCCCTGATTCTAAATTAAATTTACCGAGACTTCTAATTGGTATTTCTAATGTGAAATCAATGTCAATGTAATCACATATTAATTCAAATTCTTTAATAATTCTTTGTTTTAAAGATAAAATTGAATCTTCCAACGAACATTCAAAAGTTTTTTCTGAATTATCTTTAGTTATTAAAAATGTAATCATTGTTATCTAATGATATTTATATTTATATTTATAATTTATAATTACTACTACTATATGTAAGAAAAATATGTTTAAATAATTATTTAGGTTTATTTCATTTAACGTCTCTGTCTGCGGGATCCAGTTCTCTTTCTAGACGGGGATCTTCTATTAACCCGTTTCTTTGACCCAGTCCTCTTTCTAGACGGGGATATTCTATTAACCCGTTTCTTGGAACCAGTCCTCTTTCTAGACGGGGATATTCTATTAACCCGTTTCTTGGAACCAGTTCTTTTCTTGGAACCAGTTCTTTTCTTTGACCCGGTTCTTTTCTTACCCTCTTCACCAACTCTGACCGCACCAAATTCACCTTTTTTAAAGGTCCATCCCGCTTTTCTTAAATTACCACTTCTTTTAGCACTACTTACAGCCCTACGAGATCTAATACGACCTTTCTTCATAACTAAATCTTTCTTTGTTAAACCCCCAGAAGTTCTTTCAACAGTTCCATGCCATACTTGAGCTCTCGTTCCAACTTTTCCCATATTCTTTTATACTATCTTTTAGAAAAAAAATTTGGAATAAATTTGATATTCATTTTTCAAATAATCAAATTATTAGAAAAGATGTCTTGCTGTAAAAGAAGGGTTAAAAGGATAGAAAAAAAAAGCAAACGCAACCAGGTCTTACCAAAAG